TTTAAGTGTCATAAGATTTCATAAAGTTATCAATGGAATCATAAACAGAGTCCCGAACAGACTTATTAACAGAATTATTAACAGAATTATAAACAGAATTCCAAACATAATTCCAAACATAATTCTCAACAGAGTACCAAACATAATTCTCAACAGACTTATTAACAGAATTATTAACAGAATTACAAACATAATTCTCAACAGACTTATTAACAGAATTATCAACAGAGTCTTTAAGTGTCATAAGATTTCATAAAGTTATCAATGGAATCATAAACAGAGTCCCGAACAGAATTACTAACAGAGTCTTTAAGTGTCATATGATTTCATAAAGGTAGTAATGGAGTTATCAATAGAATTACTAATAGAATCATGAACAGAATTACAAATAGAAGCCCAAACAGACTCCCAAACAGAATTACTAACAGAATTACAAACAGAATTACTAACAGAATTCCAAACAGAATTACAAACAGAATTATAAACAGAATTAATAACAGAAGTATCAAGTGTCATAAGATTTCATAAAGTTATCAACAAAAGTAGCATGCGTACTGATAGAAGCATCAACAGAAGACCAAAGAGTATCTTTAGTAAAATTCCAAACATCATCCCTAAATTCTCTCTGCGCAAAACTATCAATACCATTAAGCACAGTATGATGTAAAGCTAGCCAAGGATTTAAGAGGAAAGCATTAAAATAAATATCGCTATCAGAAGTATCGCCCATAATCAATAATACCGGGTGTGTTGGCCGATGCGTACACCTGCCTGTTTAAATATCTTTTTAGCATTTTTCATATCAGTAAAGTAGTCAAGTGGTTGAAGGACTTCAGGTAAGTGTTGTTCAATAATAGCATCAGATACACCCATATAACCACTATTCCAATCTCGCCTAATTCGGGTCCAAGAATAGAATAGTAGATTATTATTAGCGACGCGAGATATATCAGAAACATCCAACGGAAGGTTATGCGTTAAAGCCATACCTATAGCCATTGTCTCGGCATCATGTTCAAGCGCCAGGCTATTTCTAAATGCTGATTCTATCTCTGACTTGGAAAGAGTAATCTCTCTATTCAACCAGCCAATATATTTACATGGTCCTTCCTCATGTAAATGCTTCCATAACTCATTTTTATCTCTATACTGAATAAAATGTGCGTACTCATGCAAAAATGTATACACACTAAAATTACCTAAGCCCATGGCTACAGACAGTGATTTTCTATGAGAATTAAATGTACCGGCATACTTATTGTTTATACACCGACCATTAGTCAAATGAACGCTAATCCCATGTTGGATTAGTTCTTGTACTTTGGAGCCTATGAATTCAAGGCACCGAGAGGGAATGGTATCCATCTTTCTAAGATGTCAGATACACTATCAAGAATCGATTCAATTTCTCGGCTACCATCAATACTTGCCCAGGGAGCAGGTAAAGGATCAACTGAAGAAACCAATTTAGTTTGGTCCATATATGTATGAGGCTTTCGCTTCTTACATGTGCCCAATGAAGTGTTCACAAAAACAAATTTAGTATCAGGCAATACCTGCAGCACTTCATTCCTTTGTTCTTGGAATGGAGCGCAAGCCGCAACTATTACAGCTACACCCAGGTCCTTATAAGTCTTGGCAAGTCTAGCAATGCGTCGAGTATTTTCTAATCGTGCATCTTTAGATAACCCAACCTCAGGCCAGTAATTCTTTCTCAGTTCATCTGCATCTAATACGATATGTGGAATATGCCAAGACTCAATTACATGCTGTGCATAGCTTGTAAGAGTAGTCTTACCACTTCCAGATAAACCATAAAGCCACAATACTGAATACATATTTATTATATTAAATCAGGGACCCGGGAAGCTATGACCTCGAGTCTTCTGTTATCAGGATTCTTGAATGATAGTTTATTATAAGGAAATCCAAGATGCGCCAGGATTTTAAATAAAACCTGCTCGCCATTTGGATGCCAGGATAAACCTTCAACACCGCTCAAGCCATGCTCCATAGCATTAGACTCATTCTTACATATTAGTGCGGGATTAGAGCAATTAGAGTCAGGATCGTATGCAGTGTTAACAATAATAATCTCAGATGTTTTATTCGCTACCTTCTCCAGCTCGCTAATAGGGTTAGCTAGATGGTAAAAGATACCGTTGAACAAAGACAAATGGAAATGACGATCAGCAAAATGCTTCAACAAATCAAAGCTACCCTGCGCAAACAATAAGTTATCACAGGGTATATCAATATTCCTTTGTACCCAATTAGCTTGCTTTATCCATAACGAACGTATATCAAATCCAAATCCGGATTTAATACCGAACCGATTTAATGCAAATAGATGTCCGCCTGCATTACAGGCGATATCCAGAACCTTTTTATCTTTCAAAGAATCACCATAAATACTTTTAATATTGCTGGCTATCTTTTCTTTGCATACAAAGGCATCACCATTATAAGGCGTAGACAAATGGCTGGTCCTAACACCTTCAGATATGACGATGTCATGATGCCATTTACCCAGTAAATCTACGTTGTATTCCTCCATAATTATAATTTATATCCAAACGTCACATAAATGAACTGCTCACATTTCTGAATAAGCTCCCGGGATTCTGGAGAAACAGCGGTACGGTCATATTGCTGAATATTAGCATAGGCAGGATCAATTGAAAGTTTACCAGAGACAAGATCCTTCATCACATCGACTCTGTAAGGTTGACCAATAGTATTAAAAATATTACGCAGGTCATGAAACATGTATTCTGTACGCCCAATGAAATCCACTTTGTTATTGGATGGGAACAATAGGTCCTTACCTATATAACGCCGTACTAGCATCGTATAATATCCAAGCCAGGCCTGACCATAATCACGTAACCATTCATCAAATGAAGTGGTAGCACGTTCCTGCTCTGAGAATCTGCTATGCGCAGGATTCATATTCCAATGGTAGAATGACATCCACCAAGAAACAGGATGCCGTACAAAACTAAAAAATGGCTTTCCATTCTCAGGCATCTGCGATGGAAATAAATGCCCATAAGCAGGTTCAGCAATAATTTGATTCGCTCTATCAGTAATTACTCCTAATTGCCAAAGTGCAGTATTCAAAGCTGTACCGCCACATTTAGGAATGTGAATGAAATTACAATGAGAAAGTTTGTAGTTGGACATATTATTTAATTAAGTCTGGGTGAAAATGACGAATGTATTCTATCTTCTTGCTAGCATCACATGCATGCCCAGCAAAATGGATAATAGAATAACTCAATCTGTACTGATGCGCAAAGTCTCCTTTGTCCCATAAATGTACAGCAATGAACTTAACATGATTATCCAACAAATGCACATTTGAAATGCAGAACCAATTAAAATAATGGTTCATAAATGCTTGCTCAAAGAAATATTCTCCGGGCCAAGCTCGAGTCATCCAATCCACATTATACATGTGGTGCATCATCTTCATGCTATTAATAAACATGAATTGACCTGCATTAAATGCATATATCCGCTTATCACGGAATTCATTCATTTTAGCTAAATCATAATCCACCAATTTATGGAACTTAGTATTATGCAAATGATCAGATGCATTATGAATAGCGGAATAAAGAATATCAGGATCTAATTCCAAATTAAACAATTCACTAATTGGCTCCTTAGCCAATATGTCCACATCCAGGAATAATACCTTTCCATACTCAATGATATTATTGAATTGGTATATCTTCAATTTATTCATTGAAGCCTCAACACCATCCTTAGCCTCATCCACATTATGAAACAGTAAATTAAATCCTTTCAGATCAATATTACGATCATAAATCAATTCATTAATTGTCTTTTCAAACGACACAGGACATATCACCAATAAATCAAATGCATCAGGTTCATCTTTATTAACAATCGATTTAAGACAATACAAAAATAAATCTACATACTCTATATTATAATTAATAGTGAAATATACCAGGTTTTTCTTTCCCATTGGTTCTATACTGGAAGTAAATGTATCAGCGAACCTTTCATTTAATTCCTTCAGCGCCACGTCCTCAGAATATAATCTTCCTTCGTTTTTCCTTATTAACGCTAACGAAGGATTTACTGGCGGTGTATTAAACATTCAATTTATATATTTAAATATTTATGTCTATTTTGACTCTTTTCTTTAGCTATCAGCTATATCGATTATGAGCTAAAAATAATGACATGCAAACTATTTGTAGATCCTGGGGCTGAAATTAATCAACCCCAGGATTTTAGGCTACAAATTAATTACTTTTTCGTGGGAGATTCGGTAGAACCTTTCACGTTACCGCACACAGTGCAGCGATGACCTTTACCGCACTTGTTATGCAAGCGCTGGGATTTGCCATACATGCTGTCCTTGGATTCATGTTTGCAATTGCATGAGCGAATGGAGACTGCCATAGTATTGTGTTTTTCTTTGAGGTTGTGTTGTGGGTTTATCTGACGGAATTATTTCTTAAATTCAGCTTTGCTAATTATATACTTGTACAGGCTGTCACAATCTCTGCGGTTTGCTTCGGTAAATACCTTGGGAGGATAATACCCATATGTTTGAACAAGCACCTGCTGATATGTGGGACCATGTATTTTAATCTCTTCCATACACGCATTCACACTATGCGTTTTCTTATTATCTATTGTCAATTCCAGACTGGTGTCTAGATCTACAATAAAAGCTTTTGAGCAATTCAGATACCACCCGTTCTCATCATTAGTTACAATGTAATCGACTTTACTCAAGCCAATATGGATTAGATCCCGGGAATATTGTTGAGGAGAAATGGGAAGTCTACTGCGTTGGTACCCGCTCTGGGTAATCTCCATTGCTGTTATCCTTCCATGTGAATTATGACTTCTGTACTGCTTATAAGGCACAGATGAGTACTCCTTATGCACATATGTAAGGTCCATGCATTCAGATCCTTTAAATTGATCCAGCACTTTCCCTGCATCGTCCTTCACAACAATAGCCATGTTGCTATCAAATAATAGCCCATGTGTATAGCCAGCATTATTTCTTGTTCGCCAAGGAAATGCTTTTCCAGGGCTCATCCAAGTTTTAGCTTCATTTTCCAGCTCAGCCTCATAGGTGTTTTGCCACCCTGCATTATTTGACGCATAATCGCATAAAGCTATCTCTACACCATAGTTACGAAGCTCAACATTAACAGCCATCGCTAAGCTCCCTAATTTCTACGTGTTTAAGTAACTCCTCTCTAAATGCAGAGATTTTACTCATGTGATCAAGGTTTTTACCTTTAAATATTTCAGCCAGCCCAGATGTATCATGGTACGCCACATGGCTGAGATTAAGTGCATTAGGATCTTTAGGCCTAGCATAAGCCAGTGTCCTCGCTTTATTATTAAAGCATTGATACAATGAAAGCTTAGCTGCTCCCGGATTATTAAATACCCCCTTTTTGGAATGCGTTTTAATACGCACACCATTATAAAAGATTCCATACAGTTTCTTCTTGGCTACATTAGCTTCAAAAGAAACATGCTGGTCTAAACAACTTCTTACATATTCTTCCAGCGTTGAAGGTGCTGAACTAACCTCTTCAACATCATCACATTCAATCATTTTGTTTTCATTTGTATAAGATTAAAAGATCTTGAGCATCTAAAATAGCTTTCGGATACTCATGAACATAAGGAGGTTTTCCTCCCTCATCATCGGCCCAGCGAGCACCGCAAGAAGAACAGATTTCCCAATTCGTACCACCTCTATATGTCTCATCATGCAAACACGTATTGCGTTCTGCATATTTAAGCAAATTGCGCAGCACATTTAAAATATGCTGCGCAGATGGTAATACAGGAGTTTGATGAATTGATATATTTATTTCATTATTAGCTGAATGACTATGCATGGCTTATAGTGATTTACCATTCTGCAGCTCTTGAATTTTCATCTCAGAGTATGCCTGCAGAATACCATTCAATTCCTCACTATCACTCGCATATTCAGATGCTAGGATAGTATAGAGATTACGCTTCAATGGACTGTCAGGCAGTGCATCAATAGCAGCTTCAAGCTTCTTCATAGGATCAGCCGGATCCAGTACTGCTAAAGAAGCTTTTACAACCCAAAAGCATAAGACAGTAATAATTAAAGCAGTAGATAGTACCATGAATATGGTATAACAACCTGCTAATGCAGACGCCAATTTACTTGGCTTTTTTTGATTCATCATATTGTTTTCTTAACAGAATTAATTCCTCATCTCTAAATCCGGCCTCTCTAATGCTGTCCTGAAATGAAAACATAACAGGAATCATCGCCCCGGGATACTTATGGAAGTATGGGTTCATCACCCGTCTGTATAGCTTATACACTAACTTCTGAAACAGAGTCATTAGTAGTTTGTTTTGTAGGTTGATCCTCCCAGCCTAAGGCAACTTTGAGCTGCTCAGCTGCATTAATCCAAGCATCACCATCGATTAGAGTCTTCTTAAAACTCTCTCGAAGTTCTTCTTGGTGCGTAAGAACGATGTCAATGTTCTTGGAAAGCGAATCAAAAATAAACATATGCGCAATAGGATTAACTCCTTCGAGCACTTCAATGAGAATCTTTTGTGGAGACTGTTGTTTTTTACTCATAATTATTTAATTACATTAGAAAAGGTTTCAAGCAGGTACACCTTAGGTGCTAGCCAGATCTTTAACCATATTAAATTAATGGTGTTCCAGCTGACTATTTGAGATACCAAAATAGTAACTCCACTAATAATAACAGTTGGAAACCAGAAGAAGGATTCATCACGCGCTTTGCTTACTTCTAATTTGTCGTAAAAGTGCTTTGCTACTTTATATAAAACAAATGGATAAACAAAAATAAAGAAGAAGCGAACTAAGAATCCAAGGAAGCTTTCTGCAAAGCTCCACGCTAGAAATTGTTGAACAACTTCAGGCACTTCAGTATAAAGCCAGTCCACAATCTTGGGACCTTTCACTTGTGCATTTTCAACAGCCCACTGAACAAATTGATCAATGGATTCCATTGCAGGGGGAGGAGTAGATGTATTAGCCATATTGATTATTTAACGAATGAACTGACCTTCTCCAGAATGTACAGACGAGGAGCCATAATGGGATAAAGCACATCCATAATCTGAATAAAGAAAAGGAGCATGCCCACAAGAAATGCAATGGTATTAAAAAGCACAATTGGAGGCTCGTCGTAACGAGTTTCGCCACTATACCACTTCTCTTTACGATAAGTAAAATGGAACCAGATTGTCGTGACTACTAGCAGTAAACCAAAAATAGGCACAACAATTTCTGATGCTGCGCCCCAGGTAATAATTTCTTTTCCAAGTTCAGGTGTCTGAACTTCAACAAATTTAGCAATGTCTTCAGCGGTCTTCATACCGCCATCTAACAGTTTCTTGACATAGGGTTCGAGTGTCGGATCCATGATGTGTGTTTAGTGTTGCAGGTTGAAAATATATTTACTTCTTCCAAGGCCAAAGGTGACAGCACCTACGCCTGTTGTTTCTCTTTTGGACGACGGATCGCCCTTTATCATTTCTCTGCTAATGTATTCATAATCCAGAGTAAAGGTATTCTCTTTGATGAATCGAAAATAGTTATACCAGGATTCAAATCCATACTTTACTCTAGCATAAAAATGATCACTTAACCATTTACCCCCGGGAAGGAAGGCGAATCTACCATACCTGGCAATACGGTAGCCCATGTAACCAGCCAGCGGCTGAACAAACATATCAAGCATGCTATGCCTGATAATCATCAAATACAACCACGCTGCAAATGAAATAACAAATATTATAGAGGCTGTTAAAAATTCTTTATCAGATATTAAAAATTTAACAAATTCCAAAGCTATTTTTATTTTATCTTTCATTATTTTGTGATTCGAATTGAGGGAGGAAAGATATCAATTTCAAGTAAGCCCGGAGGTAGGCGTACACCAAAGCAGATGGCCCATAAAATAAACCATGCAGTAAATGTATAAAAAATTATAAATAAACAACCGCCGCATCCACAGCCGGTGTTTTCATTTTGGTTATCGTCTTCGTCGTCGTAGTCCATGGTTTAAGGTTCAGGTATTTCACACCAGTGTGTTACAAGGTGATTTGCATGTTCAATATTATCAAATCCAAAACATTGAGGACCGTGTTTCCACCATCCTATAACTGCCTCAGGCCGTGAGGGCCATAGCATTACTTCTTCAGGCCATACGACCCATAATAAGACTCTGCGCTCATAGCCTGTTGGCTTCTCACTAGCAGGCCTCCAATTAATGTCAACTGTGCTTATGTTCTTCATAATGTTTGTGACATGTAAATAAATATCCTTGTGTCTTTGTGGGAAACCCACAGCCAGCCAGTTCTTTACATCCTTCAATGTAGCACAACCCATCAAAACCCTCAGTGCATTGTTTGCACTCCGGGCATCCATGAATTGTTTCTTCTACATTAAAAGGATTTACTCCGAATAGTAAATTCTTTCTAAGCCCTATCCAGTTGCAAGAACGGCATCGTACTTTGTCTTCCATAATAAAAGGTGGGAGGTTTGAGAATCCAGACCGCCTCCCGCGATCCACCATGCCCCTAAGGACGGTAAGTATTTCTCAAGATACTTTTTGTGACCTCGCAGTTAGCTACGCATATCACGTTGCGCTATAGACAAGTACTATACTACTTGTAGCCTATCGAACACCCGCGAGTTATCCGTCTTGATACCACAACAATACCAAGAAAATTATTGTGGCTGCTCTTCTTCTTTAGGTCTAATCACCAGAAGCTTGTTGGGAAGATCGATCTCCACAGTACCCAGCATTTCTGCGGGCTTAGAAATGTTCTTCTGCACAAGAGCCGTAATAAATTGATCCTTCATATCTTCCAGCACTTTCACCTGCGTACTCATATGTTCTTCTACCGAAGAAACAATAGAGATGAGCATAGTCTTCAAAGCGCCGGTCTGAAGGTTAAGTGCATTCACAAAAGCACACTCATCCTCAGTAAGAAGGAATGTGTTTTTGTTATCAGGCTGCACAACTGGGGCCAGTTCTGCGCCTTTGTTAAAAATATCATTGATGATGTTGCTCATGTTAGTTCATCCAGGGTGGCGTAGGTGTGTTAGGGGAATCACTCTTGTTAGCTTCAGGATTAGTTGGTGCCAACTTCTCCCTATGCATAACTTTATCATTATTAACAACAGTCATGCTGGTCTTGCTGACATTTGCCATCAGTTCCTGCATGACGCTCTGTGCCTTGTTGAAATCAAAGTTGAGACTATTGAGGTCACACTGCTCCAGTTCAACAACCAAAGACTGCACGCGCTTGATTTTATTCAAGTCTGCACAGGCAATCATTTTATGCTTGGCCATGTTGATCATCAGCGTTTTACCGCAGTTGAAACAGAAATGTTTGTCGCTTTCTTTGATGTTTTCGATTTCTTCAAGCGCCTCTGGAGGAAGCGAATCAGAATGATCATTTAAATCAGGCACATGACACAGTGTACTACATGATGTACACGGCTTGGTCTGTGTAAAGACCAATTCCTTAGCTCGGGTAAGGGCTGAAAACAAAGAGCTAGGATCCTTTTTAATCTTCTCGTACAGCTTATTAAGATTATACTCAATAGGCATGAACATACCAATACTGGCATTCTTATGAAAATTTAATGCAATAGCATTAAACACCATAAGCATCTCAGAGGTTACTTTGACTTTGGTTTTCTCATAACCATTAATCAACAGCTGATTATTAATGTAACTCATACCAGCAATGGCATAAAAATTACATTTCTCATATTCAGCGTCATGATTATGCAGGCGCTTTAAAAACTCAGTGTGCAACGAGGCACACGACGGATGCCAGGCAAATTTGCCAGTCGTAGCATCTTTAAGAATTTTCATTTCGCCTTTGGAATTGACGTAAACGCCAATGAAGGTGCGCACATGCCCAAGCTTATGATTAAGCCTGTCAAGCAACGCACTGAACGGGTTTGTGGAAGGAGGAGGAGGTGTCATACAGATAAAGAGAAAGTTCCTGCCCGGGATTATCGGGCAGGAGACTTGGGTTTAATATCGAATTGTGCAAGCAGTTGGCCAGTGAGGCGCTTAACAATACTGCCTGCAATGTCAGGGTCTACCTTTCCAGGATGTGCTCGAGCAGCGCATAATACGCTACCTGCCACAGCCCTTCTGAGCGCCCTTTGCGAGTTTTGGGGGGTTATTGTTTTCATGTCGAAGGGGACATGTGATCTACTGCCGTGTCAAAGCTAGACCGAGCTAGAATGACGTTTTCTTCCAGGGCTTCACGCAGAAGGGTCCAGCCTGATGTGGCCTTACCTTTTTTGTACTCCATAAAAGTAACGCCATACGCATGCTGGTAAGCGATGACGCCATCCATGTCGTTTGAGACACGCTCGTATGAATGTCCCGCCATGGTGGTCGGAAGATCCTCCCAGACAGAAAATACAGCAATCTTTTTGATCAGATTGCGCATGATCTTTTTATCATCATCTGAGAGAGACAACTCCCAAAGGTTTCTGTAGAGTCTGGCTCCCAAGCACTGAGCGTTGATTACCAACTGCAGATGCTCATCGGTTACTGACATCTTGCGACGCGCAGTAACTTCGGTGAGTTCTAACGCTGCCTCCTCGGCGTAATCGACCGAGGACATCGCCTGTTTGACGAGCAGCTGTTCGTTGTTATATCTGTGATCGGCTACCCAATCATCAGAAGGTTTGATTCTTTGGACACTCTTAAGAGCATCCATATCTGTCAAAATCTGACAGATCCTGTTTCCAGTTTCACGTCCCTCAGAAGTAAGAGACATGAAACTGGTTGCGTGGTAGTGTTGTAGTTTCATGATAAATAGCGCGCTGCGCTACAAATTTATATAACACAACACCGCCTTGTATATCAGGGCATATGTAATGATTTAACCAGCTCCACTTTATCCGGGGAAAGGTTAAACTGACCCACATACTGACTGATAGGTAGCTGTGATCTAATCAAATTCTTATACCGAGGTATATTACCTTTAGGTTCTTTCGCTTCCTTATCAGGTGTATGATTGGTAGTAGAAAGAACCTGAACATTCTTAATGATCACAGTATTAATTTCTCCTGACTCAAATTCAGATTGGTAAAAATGCATACCACCCTGCTTGACTGTAGGATTCTTAAACTGCATTTCCTTAACAGGTTTATTGTCACTCATGCTCTTATTGAAGCTTTCAACCTGTTCTGTAATAGCAGTAGCCCACTCAGCAATATCAGCGTCTGCAGGCTTTAATTCATTCATGAAGAACTCAGTTTCTTTATTGAGCTTCTCATGGCTGGTCTTAACCAGATTTTTATATCCATCATCAGGCAGCAAAAGAACTACATAATCTTTTACTGAACCGTCTGAACTTTTATATCCTTTGAGCATTAAGGTTTTGTCTCCAGCTAATGCCTTCTCAACTTCGTATTTGATTTCGTCTGATGTCATGATGTGTTTGGGGATAGAATAGCTAAATAAAAAGGGCTACCACAGTTAAGTGGTAGCCCCCAAGTTTCTAATTAACGATTACGCTTCAGCCTTATGAACCTGGGCCACGACCTTGTTGCCTTCGGTCTTCTTGTGGCGCAGTTCAAAGCCATGCTTCTCAGCATGAGCCTTCACGGTGTTAACTTCCAGAGCCTCAATCTCAAAGGAATCACCCGATTGAAGCGTACCAAAGAATTCATCCCACAGGCTCTTACGAGGCTTGGTACGAACGCGTTTGATGTTGGCTTCAAGTGGCTCAAGTCCCTTGATAATTTCAGGCAGTGCTTTTCTCTTCATATCTAGTTATGTGTTTTGGGTTTGGGATTGCTCTGGATTTGGTAACAACCTCTTCCAAGATTAATTTATATTGGCAAGTTTTCTAAATTGCGCAAGAGGAAAAACAAAAAAGTTTTAGCCCTCGCTTACAAAAGAAATGTCAGCAGGTTCAAAGTATTTATGCTTTGTCTCATCCATAGCATAGAATTCACAATTGATGACATCAACGTCATCACGAACAGACCCATCCTTTAGAACAAAGGTTACCGGGCGGTACACTTCTTTCGCAGGAGGAAAGTTCTGAATAGATTCCACTATTTCGCGAGGCAAACAAAAGTATCGCATATAATTATTTCTTAGCTAGTGCAGCTACTGGGAATTTAAAAGACACAGTTGCTACCCCGGCTTTACTCTTAACTTTAACATCAGAGAACTCAAGGCCTTTGGTGAAAGCCTCGTTAATGTTCTCAATAAGTCTAATACCAATTTCTTGGCGCTTATCAGGATCTTTGAGGTCAATGGCCAGCTGCGCCAATGTAAAATCGACAGCATTCAGCTGGTTAAAAATTGCCTCAACTTCAGGTACTTTAGTGGTTGTATCAGCTTCTTGTGACATAATTTATTTGATAGTTAAAGAAATAACACGCGAGTGCGGTTATTTCGAGTGGTAGCCCAGGCCGGACTCGAACCGGCACGCTTTTAAAGGCAACGGATTTTAAGTCCGTTGTGTCTACCATTTCACCACTGGGCCATATCTCAATCTAGTTTACCAAACTGGCTTACTTTTACTTTGATTACAAAGACTTTAAGATCGTGTGGTAGAACGACCTCATCGATGTCTTTGACCTCATCGTAAATTGTTTCCAGGTATTTCTCTTTATCGCCAGCCTTCTCGTATGCAAGTGCATATTTTGAAACACTGTCGAAAATTTCCTGCTGCGTAGGTTCGCGGCTCATGAAGGTAATTGCCATCAGCAATGGCAGATTAACCATCACGCAAAGAAGGGCGAGTTTAGCGCTTGTTGACATATCAGCTATTGATTAATTCTTTTCTTGCTTCTGTATACTCTTGAATGTTTTTATCTAACATTTCAAGATGATGCGTCCAGAACTTTTGATTTTCTTCACTCTGGTCGCCTTCTTTCATCCACTTTTCACACTCAGCTTTTCTGCGGTGTAATGTATCAATTTTATCAGCAACTGCTACTGCAGCTAATACTATAGTATTGTTAGATATCATGTGTTGGTTTAGATGGTGGGCGCGGCAGGAATCGAACCTGCTCCTCAGTAATACCAGCCTTTCGACCTTGTGCCTTTGCAACCTTTACACCACACGCCCGGGAATCCCAGCTAGGGTAAGTCTCAGGATATTACTCCCTTGATCGAGGCATGGAGCCTCTTGTCCCCTAGCTGAGAAGTTGGTGAAATGCTAGCTGTACGTGCCTATTCCGCAAGGGCACTAGCATCTCGGGTTGAGCGGAAATTGATTGTCTTGGCTAGGCTGAGGCTGACGATTTATCAGTTCGTTCCTCACCAGCTTTCGTGTTTAGGACTGTCCTCTTACACGCAAGACAAATTGGTGCGCAGTGAGGGAATTGAACCCTCCCCAAGGGTTTATGAGACCCCTGCTCTACCCAGTGAGCTACCCGCGCGAAAATTAAATGAGAGTACAGCTTCATCTCCACCGACGAGATTCTGTTAGATACTACCTAGCCTTGCAATCTTCCTTTCGGACAGTCTTCCCAGCATCGGATTCTCACTGTATTTTATTGTGGTGAACTCTCAAGTTTTAGAGCCCGTCGTGGAACAAGTGCCTCAGCGACACTTCTGGGACTTTCACCCACATCTAAATTGGAGCTACCGCTCGGTTGTTCACCGATTTAAGCTAGCACACGGCAGCATTAATTGTTTACTTACGAAATGGTAGGGATAGCAGGACTCGAACCTGCGGCATGCACCTTATCAAGATGCCGCTCTACCAACTGAGCTATATCCCCGAAAATTAAATGATGTCAAAGAACTGGTACCCGGTGAGGGAATCGAACCCCCATAAAGGCTTTAGAAGAGCCTTGTCCTATCCATTAAACGAACCGGGCAAAAAGGATTCCATGCATTAACCAACATCATTCTCAGCGCAAGAACTTATTTGATAAATGCATGTCAACCTCACTCGAGGTTGAAGAGCGCAAACGATACGCTCCGAAGATAGCTTGCCGCGCATTATACATATCGTATATTATGCGATGCCTAAAAATCCTTCTTCTGTAAAAAGAAATAAGGTAATGAGATTATTAAGAAAATACAACCTCATAAAAAAGGCTGGCGGGAAATGTGTGATATGTGGCTACAAAAAGAATTTAGCAGGTTTAGCTTTTCATCATATCAACGAGAAAGGTGCTAGGTTATCTGGCAACTATTTGATAGGCATGTCTGTTAAAGGCGCAGAAGAAGAACTTAACAGATGCGTTCTTGTTTGCCATAACTGTCATTCTGAAATTCATCATCCCGATCTGCCTTTAAATATAATAGCGCAGATGTGTAAACTTATTGCTGCTCATAAATTAACACACAATCAAGCGTACAAACAATTCTTTGACAGATAAGAATAAGGAAATGCGGCCCGCGTCGTGGTGGCTACGACGCGAGCCTGGGTGCCATGAACCAAACAACAACACATTTGCCACCGTGTTGCTGCTCCCTTTACAGGGATATAGTAGGCAGGGGTTTGCCTATTGCATTTTTCAACCTGCGCTTACTGTGCAGGTCGATGCCGTGCAAGCACGGCTGCTGAGCACGCCGGGTACCCAGTTCCTTAAGCTCCTGCACTGTCTCTGGTGCAGGGGTACGGCTCAGGATATAATCCCGTGCCGCCAGGATACCCACAATTCGTGGGTGGTCTTTTATTAACTGTACCATGTGTGTGTTCTGGTTGAGTTATTGTTTTTATACGCACCATGCGTATTTTGAACAACAGTTACTAACTGCCGTACAAATTTATATAACACAATAATGTTTGTTATTGCGCCTTATATAAATCAACAACTACTGCTACATCTTTAGCAGACTTCACCTGATGAATAAGAGCATTGTATCTATACATGAACATCTTATTCTTTATTTTAAATATGTCAGTAAGGTGTCCTTTGGAATCTATCACAAAGGCATCTTTAGGAATTACATTTTCCTTCAACTCTTTTTCCCGGGTAATCACGAAGTCTGCGGAATAATGAATCTCACGAACAGCTTTACCATTGGGAGCTCTAAACTTTTCCTGTAAAAGGAAATCTACCTGTCTATGAATATGTACGCCTTCAGGTAATAAGGTAGACAGTAACTTATATGTCTCTGCTTCCCATTTGGAATCAAACACAATACCTTCGTATGTTCTCGCTTCTTTAGGAGAAACTTTATAGCGCCCATGCTTAGAGCTCTTGTTTATTAAAGCAATAAGCTTGGACGCTGATGTTTTGTTACGTGGTACACTCATTTGTTTTCTGCCGCTACTGCTTTGGCAGGAGTAACAGGAGCAGACATTGCCTGATCAATCAAGTCATCATCTTCAGATAATTCATCAATTATATCTGGGGTAATATTAGGATTGGCAAAAGGTTTACGGTCATTGACCTGCTTCTCATCACCAGAGTCAATACTGTCTTCAGAATTTAAATCCTCATTCTGCTCAATATCATCTTCTTCAGATGAATGCTCACCCTGCCCTTTCATTTTATTTACCAAAGCCAGGATTTCCTCAAGAGACATTTCATTAGCCTCTTTACTTGTATCGAATTCATCAGAAAGTTTACCTGCCATTTCAAATCGATTCAAAGCACCTATTGTTCCGGCAATTTTAAGCAGAGTATCCACGCACTCTTCACTCTGCAAACTAGCAATTTTAGTAAACTTAGGAGCCATGTCGTTATACTCAGCAGCAGCGAGTAAAGTAACAATAGGATTCAGCGATGCACTTTTAACGCAGTAACTAATAGCACACTGCTTACTAAGCGGAGTAATATCAATTTCTGAAGCGCCCTTGATCGTATCCATAGCAGAGTCAAAACCATATTCCAGAATATGACTTGCTAAGTCCGGGCCTCTACCTTGGGCAACTGCATGCACAATATCAACCAGCTCAGACTGAGAGGCAGACTTGCTACCCATGCAAAGATGCATCAAGAATTCTAAAGCGTCATCTACCTGTTCCGTTGCCGCTATCTTATCGTAGGCCATTTTCTCTTCCTCATTTTCCTCCTCTTTTTGCGCTTTACGAATGACAATACGTTTAGGAGCTGTGTCTTTAGGTTTCTTAATTCTAGGGAAAGTTTTATCTAAAGCTTTATTTGTCAGAGCGCCTGCCGCGATAGCACTTAGTAAAGTAAAAGCTACAGGGTAAGACCAGCTCAATTCAGCCAAGTCCATAGGCTTACCTGCCACGGCAGCGCTTTTAGACTCTGCTTCCTGCTGCGCACTTTCAAGGAACGACTGCTGCGCTTGATCTAATTGCTCCTGCAGTTGTTTGCGTTTGATATTCTGGTACAGCTTTCTGACCAAGGCATAAGTACCAAGCGTAGATAATAGACCACCAGTTAAAGCCAGACCGCCTGCAGCTAAGTCAGTTGCACCTGAGCTTTCGTTAGCTGATTTACCCACATTAAGATAAAGTGTGTCATCGTCTTCTTTTTCAGTATCAGAAGGAACCTGTTGCTTCAATGTATTGATATAATTAATCAAAGAAGTAAGTAACGCGCCAGAACCGCCAAGCGCGGCACCGCCAATAAGATAGTTCTTAATTAATTCTTTGCTGCGAGGAGTTAAAGCGATCTTTTCCATTTTAAGAAGTCGTGATGAGTTGTTTGTATTCTACTCTAAAATATTCCAAAAGCATCAACCATTTTCCTTCATGGAAGTTTTCTTTGCGGCTGGCAAGGATGATTGAAGGGGCATCTTCAGGTTGTTGTTTAGAGAGTAGGACATTTAATTCTTTAAGTTGATCAGGATTAGCAGCATCATATACAGCCACAACAGGGCCTACTAATCTAGTAGTTTGAGGAAAGCGTTTATATTGATCTTCGAATGTTGGAGTATTTGTCCATACTGATTTTCCTTTAGGATCTTTATGCTCTTCAAAATCTGAATTGGAAGTCTCAGTATTCTCAGCTTCTTCAGGCGTGGCAAATGATGGTGCAATTTTACTCGCATCAACACTCACCGCCGCGCCCGGGTCCATCATGGCTTGTAACTCATCGGCGCTCATCATAAATTATTAGAATAGGTTTTCTCTGTCTGCGATTTCTTGTATTTGAGCCGCTAACTGCGCGGGAGCAATATTTTTTGTTCCTAGTTGTCTTTTGATTTCATCTGAAATTTTATTATAGTAATCAATCTTGGCTTTAACTACTTCGGCTTCATCTTCATCTTCATTAGCATGTCTATTTAAAAGCCAATACAGCCCGCCAGTGATACCACCACCCAAGGCACCTGCAGCAGCAAGACCTTTGATAACATCAGGCGTAGATTTTCCAGCCATTGAAATTAAATTAGGTAAAAGAGTCTGAGCTTGTTTAACTACTGTTTCAGAAGATGCTTCTTTAACTTGCTGTTCATGCTCCGTTGCTATAGCGCCTAAAGCAGCAAATACAGCATTAGAATATGAATCAAATTCAGGATACCAAATTGTAGTGTTTGCGAGTTTTTCAAAGACATGATATTCCATTTCATTCTTGCGGCCTGCTTCAGAAAAAGCGTCAGCTGCAACTTTACATACAAACTTTTGAATAAATCCATAATTTGCTTCTTTAGGATTATCTATTGTTGAAAGTAAACCAGATATAGTTACGAGACTTTGAGGATCTCTGCCGCGAGCAGCAGAAGCCATTTTAACGCCTAAATTAAAAAATGATGAATCATTCATATTAAAGATAATTACCTAAAAGAGTTCTACCTTGAAAGGATGGTTGTCCTAAATCGTTTTTGGGAACAGGGGATCCGAATAAAGACTTAGCAACAGTGCCGCCAAAAATAGCGCCTAATACTGTACCAATCAAACCTTTATTCATTAAAAATCTAGCTACAATAGCACCTACGGCAGCTCCGCCAATTCCAATCAAAGAATTAGATAGTTGAGAAACTTCGTTGCCTGACAATTGAGCGACACCTGCTATAAGCTGGCTTTTCTCTGTGAAGGATAACCCGGGAGCGGATTGAATAAGTTGTACGACTCTAGCCTGAGCATCTGCAGAACCTGTAAACGCACTTTTAATACTAGCTGGCTTATTTATACCAGTCATAGCTTGTATTCTGTTCAGCGCATTAATTTTTTTAAGTTCTTCTGGAGTCCATTTCTCCCTCTCTAAATTAGGAGCTTCCCACTGCGGTTTATATTTACGTAGATAACCACTGTATGCTCCTAAAGAGCCCGTAGCTAGACCGCCAATTAAAGCATTACGAAGTAAATTATTAGATAAAGAATTACCTGTCAGTAAATTTAAAACGCCTGTGCCTGCCGCTCCAAGTAAAAGACCAGGGGCCATTGAAAGTAAACCCCCAGCGAGAGGTCCTTTATTCAAAATGTCACCAATCACAGGACCATAACCTTTATAAAGATTATTAAGTTTTTCGCCCATCGCATAACCAAACGATCTATTACTTTGATAAGGATTATAGTAAGCGTTTAAAGCTGCATACTCAGGATTCTGTTTTTTAAATTGCTCATCATATGTAGACATCCACTGCAGTGGAGTCATCTCTATAACATCGTCTTTATAAGGCGATAAAGGATCAGGTGTAGTTATCGTGCCGCTATCCGAAGTAGCAAAATCATAAATCTTATTCTTGATCTTGCCTTTTACCGCAGGATCAAGAGAACTATATAATGCTTTTAGTGACGCGTCTTGTGTCATCTTATCTATCTCCGTTGCGGTAACGACCGTAGATTAAAGCGCCGCCACCAGTGCCAGTGACCATTTGTTTATTGTTGATACCAATATCAACAGGCATATCCTCAGGATTAGGTCTCCAGGGATCTGTATAATTTTGGTTGCCCGACGAGCCAGGTATTCCTTTTATGGAATCCCATTGTTTGACGTGGGTAGGTTGCCCGTTGTCTATGCAAGATTGCTCTGCCCTTTTTAGCAGATAAAAACTTGCAGCTAATTTAGTCAAAACGTCCATGATACAGTTTAACATATCATGGACGTTAAGACAAATACAAATATACTAGAATTCTTTACCGTGCAGTCTTTCCCGGGTGGTGTTGAACTGCATCTTAGCTGCCATGGCTTCAAAGACTCTCCATTTTCTTCCCGCTGCTAAATCGCAAATACGAATAATAGCATCAGCCAATTCAGCTTCTACTCCTGTGTATTCTTTAATTTTATCATCAGGAGGATTACCATGACGCAGCGCTTCAAGCGCTTCAGAAAGCTCTGAATGAATAAGCGCGATAGCTTCTCCATCATTGCGTTCCTTGTCCCAGAACCCTTTGTTAACTGCATTCTGATTAATGTCTGCAGCAACAGTATTCATTACATCTACCCAGTCGATTTTAGTTTCTTCCATCTGATTTATTTATTGTGGTTGTGATAAGGACTGCCTGCCCTGACTTTCAGCTTGAGATCTCATTTCTTCCATCTTTTGCTTAGCCATTGCATGCAGGTTCGGATTTGACGTGCGAACAGCTGCCATTTGCTTCTGCCGTTCACCGACAGGCAACTGCAACCATTGCTGCGCCAATTCAGCAGCTTTATTTTGAATGTCAAGCGGGTTCATTTCACCTCCTGCAGCTTGACCCTCCATACCAGCAGGAGAGCTTCCGCCTCCCATTCCAGCTTGCTGCGCCTGCTGTGACAAGATGCTGTCCATAGACCCCATCTGTTGCTGCCTTTGGAAATCAGACTGTAGCTTCGTTTGCTCCTTCTGAATTTCAATATCTTCCTGAGCACGCTGTTTAGCAGCTTCAACAGGATCTTTGATACCGAAGGGACCATAAGCAATGGAGCGCGGAATTTCAGCACCGGCTGCGAGTTGCATGTACACACGTTGACGCTCGAGATCATCAGCAAGACGAGGAAGCTGAAGAGAAGCATCAAGACGTTGTTGACCAATATAGTCGCAAATACGACCAGACACCCATTTCACAATTCTATCAAATCCTTGGTGAACAAAATGGAATGAGTTTTCAAACAGACGAACAGCTGTCGGGATCTGCTGCACCTGCAGTGAACCTTTAAATAATTCTGCAGGATATCCCATGGAATCAAGGAGAACATTATTATGATACTCAACCAATTCTTTAGGTGCTAAGCTTTTACCTTGAGCTCCAAACTCCTGATAGCTCACAGGGAACGGAAGGGCATGCATAGCAAAAGGATCAAGACGACGCCGCTTGATAACCTCTTTAATCTCAGAGCCCCAGCGATTCAGCAGCATGTAGTTCATCGGGTCGCTGGCCTGTGAGGATGCAACAGGATGGAACATGCGGAAAGGGAGCATGTAATCCAAACCGACAGCTTCATCAATCTTACGCAGAACTTGAAGCTGATGGATGTGCCTAAAGTTAGCGATAGTTTCAGGTAAGCCCCATCCATAATTGGATACGCCTGAAATTGTAGGTGCCTTAAAATGGAATACTTGTCCTTCATTAAACAGGAAATCCTGTTCAAGAGCAATGGCTTTGAGCATGCTCATAGGCGTCTCATTAACCTGATACATGATACTATTTTTAATCATAGTAACCCATTCAGGTTCAAAGCGGTAAATCATCTGCTGTTTACCACTCATGAATGAGTGCTGCAGGACAATCTGGCGAGGATCTATTTTACGTAACTTAATACGGGACTTGTCCCGGGAAGGGCGGTCGATGAAATCTAGCTTAATTCTAGATCTTTTATCTTTAGGTCTGTCAAAGGTAGTAGGATCAGGCACATCATATTTCATGGCCTTGTAATCATACTTCACATCCGCTCCGAACATAGGCAGCGCATACTCCTTATATTTACCATCTCTATGGTCAACGAGTACACGGTCAAAAGGAAGATGAAGTCTGAGGAATGCATTACCGTAGCAAGCCCATTCCTGGCCCACTTCAAGTAATGCGCCAAAAATGTCCAGGTCATTAATCAGGAAGTTTTTAAACTCATCGCGTTCATCCTGGTCCCCATCCTTACCTACAAAGTCAATATCGGTGACAAAGTGACTGATAACGCGCGTAGACGCCCGGCGATAAAGAGGATTTAAATAGTAAAGGAACAAGCAGAAGTCTAAAGCAGACTGAAGTTCAGTCGGAATAGCTGTACTGCTGGGAAGAAGGAAAGGGTCAGCAAAGACTCTATTCTTACCTGTCCAAATTGCAAATGCGTCATTGTCGCCGGGATAATTAACCATGAGATTTAAGTTATTCGTTATTGTCTTCCGTACTAATCATAGCGCCTAATTGGGAAGCTGAGGCTACCTTACCTTTAGTCAAAGCGCATTCATTTTCAGGATGATCGCAATTGCACACCTTGCCTGTAACAGGACAGGGCGTTTTTTCAGATTTTACTACTCCTTCTTTAATCATAATTATTCAGGTTGAACTCGCAGGAAGGATACAAATGTAAAAGGTATTTTGGGAAAAGTAAAGAACCCTCCTGCATAAATTACAGAATAGTCCTGCCCTCGATATTGTATAGTCAATTCTGTATTTATATTTGGTTCGAACTGAATGGCATCCTTTTTAATAATAAAGGCAACGCCGAAGTCTGTGATACTTACATTTAAAGCTTTGAATCCAAGCTTACCAAATGGTCCGACAATCTTAATTTCTTCTCTGGCAGTCGTCTGCTCTAGATAATCAGAAAGCATCTGTACCGGATCTTTATTTAGCATAGCTCGTTCTTTATATGCGCGAGTTTCTTCCATAGGCCCAATAGCATCAGGGTCTTGATAATTTACATCCACTGTTTCTTCTTCTGGATTGTCTACTAACTCCATCTCATCCACTTCATCAGAAGAATAAGCAACATTTTCTTGTGTTGTCATAACTGGTAGTTCAATGCCAAATTGGGATGCTTTCACTTTGTGTCCTTGCAGAAGCTTCTCCTTAAAGATCTTCATAGCGGACACAGCCGGTGGTGTTCTTTCTGCTCCTGTATCAATACTCTGTGACATAATTATATAGTAAATTGCTTAGCATTGTCTGCAAATTTAGCAATGCTCTTTTGTGCTTTATAATACTTTTTCTTTCCTACTGATACCTGATGTTTAATAGCACTGACAGCGTGTATATCTAGGTCCCCTTCCATGATTGGTACAGTCATACCATTTATCTTTTTACATAAAGAAAACATCACGCACATAGGCCCGCCAAAAACAGAAATATTATAATAATTTATTTCATCAGGGCTGCAGTAAATCTTTGCTGATTCATATTCATTTTTCTTGTTAGTAAACTCTAGACCCAAAATCATATCTTTAGGCACAAGCGTTTCATAAAGGAACATAGCAGCTTTGCGTACAATCTGTGAAGCTTGATATTGATTACCCTGACTCAGATATTGAGCATACAATTCTTTAAAGTCAGTGAATATGTTCCGGGCTTCTGAGAACTTGGCTTTGAAATCAAATACACCATTAATGAAATTAGAATCTAATCCTAGCTGTTGTGTAGAGCTGCGAATTAAAGCAAGCCTTGCTCGCTTATTGACTCCCTGCAGTAGGCGGTACCACCCGGATCTACTCGAGTAACCAAGCATATTGGCTATGTCAGTATGAGACTTGTCATTAGCCTTAGCCCAGCTAGTTAAACATTTAATCCAGCGCTGCGTTTGCGCTGGAGTCGCATAATGCCCTAACTTCGGTTCTTTGTATCCCATATTTCTTTTGTTTTAACATCAGTCGATTTCTTCTTCTTGATAGGAGTCTTATAACTAGGTTTAGCCTCCCCGGAATGATCGACATGTCTATAGTCACATTCCCATAGAACGCGAGCTAAAAATTCACTTACTGCTACAACTTTCTCTTCTGTCCAATCTCGGCAGGTTTCATGTAGTGCTTCATGCAAAACGATCAACAATCGTTGGAAACCTTTTAACCGGGCATCTATGGATATCTTCGATGTCTTGTCGTTAACCTTCTCCCACAATCCTAGGGACTGACGATGCCCTAGCTTAGTCTCCACAATCTTAATCTTCTTTCTATTTCTTGTACTCTTGGGCGATGTAGATTTAGATTTGGGCATAAAAAACCTCCGTGGCAGACATACTCTACCACGGAGGCCGGAAGATTCATCTAGTTTATTATTGCAACCCTTCGAGGATGTTACCGCGAAGTTCTACAAACTTATTTTCTCTGGCTTTGTCTTTTTCAACATAGTCAGCGAATTTTTGAGCAGTAGTATCTTTATCGTACATAGCGGATGTATGACGGATAAAGCCTTCATACTTAGCTTGACGGACTAATTCAGGAGTGATTTCGTTTGGCATAGTGTTATGAGTTTAGAATAGTGATTAAATTTGTCAATACTTTTGTCTATAGTAAATGAACTTGCGGCTTAGGAGCTTGTGATGAGGATGGGCGATTAGGATACAAATTAGCCAGGGATGAGGACGAGGACGGGCGATAAGGCATGCGACGAGCTCCTTGGTAGGAAGGCGTGCCAGACTGAGGGGCAAATCCTGAATCTTGTCCGTGCTGAGGATTTAAACTTTTTAGGTAATTTTGATACTGATTACCAGATGGAGGAATATAATCTTTATCTGGTGTGTTCCATTTCAGGACATCTTCAGATTTATTCATGGATTGAGGGGCGAATCCTGGATCTTGCCCGTGCTGAGGATTTAAACTTTTTAGGTAATCTTGAGGATTGGTATTAAACCCTTGCATAACACCACTAATTCCCTGTTGAATAGTATTACCTAATTGAGATAAACCTCCCTGACCTAACATACTATTAAATTGACCTAATCCCTGTTGAATAGTACCACTTAAATTATCATACTTACCTTTAAAATCTTTATAAGTCTGATATGCGTTATACGCATTACGTATATCGTCAAAAATAGCGCGCTTAACTAAATAACTAGCTAAATGTAATTTATTACTAATATTCATAAGTATTACCAATTACCGTAACCATAACTTTTGTTGTAAATGTTACTTGCATTCAAATCTCTACCTTGCCCGTGCAAAGATTGCAGATACTGCATTTTAGCGCGATCCAAAGAGGAATCACCTCTATAATCACTGCCCATATATCGTTTGAATATTTGATTATAATCAGGCTCATTAACCATGGCCGCATCTTCTTGTGCTGTAGCCTCGTCAGCGGCTAGCTGTTGGTCATAAGTAGCCTGAGCGGCGGCAGGAGAAACTGGAGCTGTGGCGGCAGCAGGAACAGAAGCTGGAGCAGCAGGAGCTGCGACTGGAGGTGTCATTTGCACTCCTTCTTCATCCATGGCAGCATAATCAGGTATGGTATTGGTCAATGCCGGAGCAGCGGCTGGAGCCATAGTAGCTGCTGCCGGGGCAGGGGCAGGCTGAGGAGTAGCTCCTACACCCATTGCAGTATTAACACCATATGCGCCTAAAGCACCGCCACCTAAACCTACAGCACCAGCTTGAACTAATGGATTCTTAGCTGCGGACACCAAACCTGCGCGAGTAGCAGCCACTCCGCTACTTAAACGGTTTTTCGCTGCCGCAGCAGCATTACTCACTCTATCACGAACAGCGCCTACTCCGCTTCTTATTGCTTGACCTGTACCCGTCATAACCTGACCTAAACCTTGTCTTGCTAAACCTAATCCTGTAGGCATAGCCGCAGCAGCTGCGGGAGCTACCGCTGCTAAAGCGGGAGCTGCTTGCTGTGTCATGAAGGACGGCGGAGGTAATTGAGCAGGTGTTTTAGGAGCAGCGTTTTGCACCTGTTTCTTAAGTTGAGACTGAAGATAATATTGCTTTTCTCCAGGAGATAAAGCATTAAACCTCTTTTGAGCAAGTTGCTCAGCCTCTGTCAAAAAGGAAGGCGGAGGTAGCTTTGTGGTAGCCTGTGCCATGCCTTTACCTGCACCTCTACCAGCACCTCTGGCGGCACCTCTACCAGCGCCTCTAGCCGCACCTCTTGCTAGAGAGCCAGTGACTCCAGCTAATTTAATTAAATAATCTGATAAAAAAAGTTTATCTAATGAATTCATAAAATGAGTGCGGTAATAAAATGTATATTAGTTTTTAAGTCAAGGTAATTTACTTCGCTCGTAAGTTATTGACCCAAAGATTTACGGTATAATTCCAAAGCTTTAGCTATAGCTGTATTTATTTCTTTAGAAGAGACCCTAGCTTTATTCCTACCATCTTTATCATAGTAAGACTTTTCACCTCTAGCAGGCAAAGCAGCCCACTCTTTAGATAGATTTAATCTCATTTGGTCTGCATTAATTTTACCAGACAGATAATCTTTAAATCCTCTGCGGTCCATCAAAGAGCGCCCATATAGATCTTGAGTTTTTTCATCAAATAAAGTTTTATTTAAATCATGTTTATGCTGCTTAGCTAGTCCTACTAAATTATTTCTTAAAAACTGATAACCACCCGCAGCAGTTCCTCCTTTATCTTTTAACCATTGATCTTGATAATCTAAAACTTGTTGCAATGTTTTTTTAGTTAAACCATGTCCCTTAGAGGTATAGTCAGATACCATCTGGTTGTACCCGGCAGTATTAGCTTCGCCTTTTCTAATTACATCTAAGATAGGCTGATAATAAGAAAAATCATTTGCGGGCAAAGCAGGTTTTTTAACTGGCTTATTGGCTGATAAAACAGAAGGTTTATTTGAAGAAATAGTTTCAGGCGCTGGCTTGGCTATTCTAACAGGTACAGCTTTGGGAACAGCTATGGATGGCTGAGCCACAGGTACAGCTTTAGGGGCAGGGGGCAATGGATTGACACCTGCGCTAGGATTAAAATATCCAGAAAATCCAGCGTATGCGCGTTTTACAATAAATGAGCTTAAAGATAATTTGTCTGAACTAGTCATATTAGTCGGGTAATTTAACAGTAAGCCCGTCAAGATCTTCCGGGCTCATCCATTGGTATTTCTTGGTTTTACGGTTATAGAATTTCTGATATGGTTTACCATCTGATCCAATTTTAGATCCCCAGGCCATTCTTGTATCAATACCGATCTTCTCAGACTCAGGGCCTTCAAGGGTAGATAAGAAACCAAACTGATCAGTTCTAATAGCCTGCATGTCCTCAGTAATGGCATTGTCAGTACCAATGCCTCCCGGACCCATCTGTGTAGCCCTACGAGATTGCTCAAGAAGATGTAGCGGATTAATTTCTTCCAAAGGAGAAGATAAAGGATTTCCGATCAGGAACTTCTCCATATAGGAATCAAATGCAAAAGGACCTACAGCTTTGAGATTCTTATGCCGGGCAATTAGCGGCATCATGGATCCGCGAACTCTGTCGCTATCTAAACGTACTCGTTCAGATAACAGACGGTCAGTAGTTAATATCCTTTTGAATAATAAACTATCACGCTCATCTGTCTTATCTAATCCACGGTTGATGGCCAGAAGTTTCTGAGATGCAGATAGCAGTCCCTTAACGCCTACAGGCACATACTCTTCCTCGTCATCAGGAATACCATTATCGTTAGCATCAACTTTGCGGTTGGGCAGAATAGAACGAACCTTAGCAACAGCTGAAGCTTGCTTCTGAACCTTGGAAAGTATTTCGTCTATTTGAGATTTTTTCATACTTATGCTGCATTCATTCTATTTTTTAACAGCGAAGAAATAGGTTGTGTGAATTTGATACGAGAAGCTAAAGAACTTAATCTATCTGCTTTGTCACTCTTATTCTTTAAAGCCAACCCTACACCTGCGCCTAATAGACCTAAACCAGGAAGCGATTTAAGTAACCTAGGCGCTTTAGCCATAGCTGAAAAATATGATTTCTCCAAGAATGTTTCTGGTCTGCCCCCATAGTAACGCATGATGGGTTTAAGTTTATCTGATTTAAGATAATCAGATGTCAATATGTCCCTAGCTGCACGCCCGGGAACTAGGTCTATTTCGCCTAAAATAGCAGGCATGGAAGAACAGACGCCACCAACGCATCTTGGTAATGCCTTTCTTAATTCATCTGCAGATATATTTTCAGGCTTTGGATGTACGTCAAGCATCTCTGCAACATTTTGTGCATAACTTTTTACATTACTTATAAAATTTTTATTAGCCAAATAATGTTGTCTATTTAAATTTTTTACGCTTTCTGCGGAAGCTAAATTTGGTAAAAATAATTCTTTTAGGCCTGCTTTGACGCCTGTGGATGTATCGTATAATCTGCTAGTTGCAACTTCTGCATGACTTGCAGCCGATGCAGGATCCCAACCCTTGCGAACAAGTATTCTTTTAATTGCAGATTCAAACTTATTAGAGGCGCGAGCCATAGACCTCATTTCGCGCAGAACTCGCTTTCTAGCTGCATCATCTTTAAATCTTAAAACTTGTAAATTATGATTTTTATCAATGTTACCTTCTGATATATTAAAGCCGTAAGCAGGATGTGAATCTATGTCCCAGCGCTTAGAAGGAGTATCAACAATGCTAATATGCTGCCCATAAGGATTACCTGTAACTAAATTTACACCTGTAGGAATTGGTAATAATTCTTTACTACCGCTAACTACAATGTCGCCAGGTCTAAGTCCTTTTTGAAATTTATTAAAGTCACTTATTTCTACGCCTTTATTATAATGCTGCAAGGGTCTCGCAGTGATAGCTGGAGCAAGAGAAAAAAGACCAGCACCACCTAACGCTGTAGGTAATACAGAATCTCTGTCCACGACATCTGTATTTAATAGATTAGAAAAAACTGGTGACAGCATATATATCTTTAAACTTTATTTTTATTGTAGTTGTCCCAGGCTTTCTGCTTATAATTTTCCATAGCTTCGGCTAATTGTCTACGAGCTTCTTCATCCTCAATCATTTTCAGAGGATCGATAGCCCAGTTACGTAACATTATGGCTCTCTTAGGCGTGGGGTTTTTAATAAACTGAGGTACATGTCTAGCTTTAAAAGACTTCCAACGCTTAATTTGATGGGCGTCATCATCTGATCTTTTTCCATTAGCATACTGCGTATACCAGTCTAACCAGCCAAGCCCGGAAGACTCAGGAATCCATTCTGCTTTCCATTGTTTCATACCTGCTAACCTAGGACCAACACGTCCGTAAAGAGAGTTATATTCCTCTCTTAAATCGTCAGGATTTTGCACTATTGATTCATCAAATGTATCTTGCATATTTATTTCAATGGTATAAAATGCCCAATTATATGAACACAGATAACCTACCTAAATCTGCAGGAATATACGCTATCATTAGCCAACATGGCAAGATATATGTAGGCAGTAGTAAAAATTTAAGATCAAGAATAAGAAATCACAAAAATGATCTTTTAAAAAACAAACACTGCAATCCCAAGCTGCAAAGGCATGTAAATAAATACGGAGTGCATACGCTAAGAGTAGAAATTTTAGAACTAACACCAATAAAAAATTTATTGGCCCGTGAAATATATTTTATAAAATTAAAAAGGAGCTGTAAAAGAAAACACGGTTTTAATATAAATAAAAAATTGGATAGACCAAATGCTTTCATAAATTGTAAAAAGATAATATTAAAAAAAGGAGAAGAAATAAAAAAATTCAGCAGTCTAACAGAAGCAGAAAGAGAACTGAATATCAATAGGAATAGAATTGCAGAAATTTTAAATGGTAAAAGAAATAACTTTAAAGACTGGTGTTTATGTAATAATGAAAGAACTTACAAATATAGCTTAAGAGACGAATACGGTAAAATTCATCAATTCGATAATTCAATTGAATTTGGATACAAAAATGGATTAGACCGGAAAGGCGTAAATTTATTGTTAAGAGGAATATGGCGACATCACAGAGGATGGACATGCCCTAGATATGAAATTTGTCTTTTAAATGCTAAAAAAGACAAATTTATATTAAATACAACAATAAAATCTTTTTGTTTAAAACACAATTTAAATTCGCCAAATAAATTGTGTCAGGTAATAAACAAAAAGATTACACATTATAAAGGCTGGACTATTCCAGATCCTCCTCATCCTCCTGGAATACTCGCTTCACTCCTTTAGGAATAATTTCTTTAGGAACGTGAATTCTAAAACCTGTAGGTAAGTGAGTAATACCTGACATACGTCCATCCTGATCAACAATAAATTCATCAGGATAACGAGCTAAAGCTGCAGCCATGATAGCTGTCTTCTTTTTATATTCTTCTTTAGCCTGTGAACTGTGTCTACGCGCCTGCATCAATGCATGCATATCTGCAGCTGATTTAACTCCACCATCCTCGTCAAAATAATTCTCATAAACCTGTTCAGGTTCTAAGTCAGGATTAAAAGGCATATCATCGATAACTTTTTCAGCAGCCTGTTTACCCTGCCATTGTGCTTCCCACTGAGAAGCAATCTTCGGGTCAAACATATTAGGCAGATTCTTCTGAGCTACGCGGGCATGAATCTGTGCAGCTTCTAGAGCATTGCGAACAGATGCAACTTTGTCTTCTCTTGTCTTATCTAATTTCTTTTGTCGTGCAGGAACCAATCGGTCATATGCTTTATCAAATACCCGGGCATCGTACTTCATTTGATTAGCACGAAAGATTTCAGGACCCCAGGACTTTTCCAGTTCCTTATCACTTGTACCTAAATCTTTTAATAGACTATACAGGTGCAGATTGGCTTGAGAGATCTTTACTCTGTACTGTGTAGTCTCAGGTTCAAAACCAACACGGAAACCAATTCCCGTACCTGGCTTAACATTGAACTGAGTTTCTAATTCTCCGTTAGCCTGCCTACGAGTGTACACCCCGGGAAGAAGGCGTGACTGCATGATCGATGCATATTCATTACCACCATGAATAAATGTACCACGGTTAGTAAGGTAAGGTACCTTCATTAATGATATGCGCTTCTCTTCTAAAAGCTGATCATTAGTTGTATCAAATAATTTTATTGTACCTCTTAATTTCTTTGTTATATATTTATTTTCTAGAAGGTTTTTCTTCTGCTCTGATACAGGCACATCATCCCTGTCATCGTAGTCCACATCATGTAATTCCATTCTCACACTTCCATAATTAACAGGAAATGATTTGATCATGGAATTTTTTACACCATCAAAAATTTGATTGCGTAAGGTAGTGAAGTCATCAAAGTCACGAAGTATAACGCCCTTTGGTAACTCTTCTTCTGGCTCAATATTTTGCTGCATATGGTGAAACATAATTTACTTGATAACTAAAAAAAAGCAAAATCTGATAGGTAAAAAAGAGGCGCGGTGGTTATCCGCGAGCTCTTTCATAATACTAAACTCCCATGAGTTCAGCATCGAACCTACCTGTAGCAATCGGCAGCATCCGCTCGTACAGATCCGGATCCAGCGTACTGAATCCGAGGTCTCCTTTGACGAGGGCATTACGATAAACCTCTTGCGGCCTATCGCAGCTGATGTCCTCTATCAAATCTTCTCCCTGCGCACGATACATGATGCCGACTTCGGTTACTCCGAGATAGGTCAGCATGTCCTGTAGCGCCTTCATCCAACTTTGAGGATAGTCCTTTAGAACTACTTCTTCCTCATTGGATGTTACCATCGGTATCGGCAGAACGTAGCCACAAGTTGCTTCACCTCGCACCATGTCTATCATGGTGTGAGCCCATGGCTGGGGAAGTTCCTTGGGAGTTTTATCCGACCTGCAAACCAACGATATAGGGCACCCTTCGTGCAAGCTAGCCTGCGCGAAGTTATTATGAAAAGCCCTGGCAGTTATAGCCCGCGTTTCATAATTTCCTGCATTTGCGGTTATGGCTGGAGTATTGCTTGGAGTAATGCGCCGCACTCCTCCTGGTATACGCAACTCAGACGCCTGCCCGCTAACTGAACTGGTTCCATTATCCCAATCCTGAATCTCGGGATGAGATGCCAGCTTGTTGGTACCTCCTCGAATCATGTATCTGTTTTCTATTACAAAAGCAGATACTATACTGATTTCAACCGGTGTTTTACACTGCCAACGACCACCAGCTGTATTCCAAACGGGAATAAACTGGCCCGGCTGAAGGAAGGCGCGACCATCGCTGGTTTGAAAGGCTACGCCAAAATTAGCCCAACATTCCTGCTGGGCTTTTTCTCCTAGCATAAGAGGCCTGTGGTTCAGTACAGTCTCTATTTTTTGCGCTGTGTTAGGCGCTGGTTTTTTTGTCTTTGTTGTTATCATGTTGGTTCTGGCTTGTTTCTTTTCTATTAACTGCGGCCCATACGGAACCTACAGTTAGAATTGGTATCACTGGCCAAGCAAAACTAATTAAGCTAGCCATAGAAATTACAACGGGTGCAGCTACTGCAAGAGCAACTGCACCCGTGGCGGTGGTGATAATATGTGAACGGTCCACAATTATTTATAACACAACAGAGCGTTGTATTACAAACTAATTACGTGCCGTAGAAACAACAGAAATCTGGTTGCCAGATACATTCAAAACCTCAAATCCTCCAGCCAGAGAATCACCAGTAGATACTGATGTAACTGCATCAAGTGCGTTAATGAGTTTCAAAATACGAGCCTTGGTAACACCAGCAGGACATTGAGTAACTTCTACACCGCCTGTCTTGGTATTGACCTTCAAAACAATATCTTCTTTTCCTTGGAGGTGATCAGGAAGTACTGCTTTGCTGGCATAATAAGTTTTTGGAATGACGTCGATATCAATGACTTTATCATCCTTGTCTTGAATAATAACAAAGTCATTTTGAAGTCTAGCATCAAGGCCATCCCGAACTCTGCCGGGAGCCTGTCTGCCTTCACATCTCTTCCATACATCAAAAGTACAAACTTGTTTTACCTCGCGGTAATTATTTGAAACAAACTTGCACAGATATTTATGATTATCGCCACCTTCAGGATCGGCTTCCACAAGCGGAGGCTTCATACTAAAGGCTTCGGTTTTCTTAATGTTCTCACGCTTTGGTTTAATCAAAGCACCTGGAACAGGGATACTGGATACTGGGGTATTACTCATATAAGTCCTTTTTGTTTTCGTTGGAGGTAAATAATTTTCTCTATCAAGTCTGCTTTTAATAAACCAGGAGTACAGTTAGGGCAAGCCTGAATATGGTAAGAATGATTTTTTTCAAATACAAAACCATCATTATCTTTATGCGGGTCTAACCAGCCCATGACCATTTTACACTTACAGCAAACTACTTTAGAACATTCTTTGTAGGTCCCGATACAAAGTTTACAAAGCGGCTCCATCACATTATTGACGACGCCAGAATTATAAATATTAAAATCAGTAAGATGTTTTTGCCTACCACAGGCCACACATGGAGAATGTGTAGTAGAGGTTATAACCTCCGTTATAGGAGGCATACTGCTCAATAGCCTGAATGCTTTTTGTGCTGCTGCAGGTAATTCCTGGTTCATAATTAATTGTTCACTTGAAAGTATTTCTCTAGATAACCATGCTTATCATTATCAGGAGTCTTAATATATCCTAATACTTGATCAAGCTTAGCATGCGCTCCTGCTGCTTTAATAGCCAAGCGCTCAAAGTCAATTTGATTGATGGATCCTATAATTTTTGTAGCGGATCCACGGTAAGGCGGAATGAATCTAATTACAGATTGTTCATCCCATTTCTTAAAATGATTAGTCACTGTCTGATACCCAAGACCAATATGGTCAGAGAACCAGTTTAGATCGATATTAAAGAAACCATCTTCCTCAATACCATACTCTAAAATAGTATTCCACCACATTTCAAATCTAGAATCGTCTTCTGGCGTATTCTCGTCCAGCCTAATCTTAGCTATCTTTTCGCCATTCTTTTCTCGTTCTATAATCCTATTGGATTTTAGAACTTCCAGAATAGCAGGCACTTTACGACTAAATAAATTAGTCTTCTTTGCGATGTCGCTAATAGTAAGCTGCGAAATACCATTGCTGTCTGCAGCCAAATTAAGAACGCGCATAACAGCATTGATCTCAGACTTGGAAGGATAGCTACATTCAATAAAAAACTTCTGCGTATTATAACTATCAGGAGAATAGAAAGTCATGCAGGTAGAGTCATTACCATCACGACCAGCACGACCAACTTCCTGAGCGAGAGCTTCAAGTGAACCCGGGATATCGCGATGAACGACGCCTCGGATATTACCTTTGTCCACACCCATACCGAAAGCGTTGGTAGCGACCATGACACGAATCTTGTCATTCATGAACATGTCCTGATTAACACGCTTATCTGTAGGAGATAGCTCTCCATGGAAAATAATTACATCTTCCCGGAGTGCAGACATTAACTGCTTGGCTGTCTGCTCTACTTTATTAATTGTAGCGCAGTAAACAATAACAGGACCATCTATACCAGAAATGAAATCAGCTAACTGAGTCTCACTCAGCATGTTGTCACTCTTCAGGTGCAGATTGGTTCTGCGGGGATAATATGAAAGCTTCTGTGCATTCTCTAAATGAAGTACACGGCGAATGTCGTGCTCAACTTCATTAGGACAAGTAGCAGTGAACGCAGCTACAACTTTTGGATTCTTTTCACGAATGAAATCACCCACAAGACAATAGCTGGATCTAAAGTTATCTGACCACTGAGATAAACAGTGGGCCTCATCCATGATGACAATATCAGGAGGAACACGCATCATGGCATCTTTAAATGCCTCGTTGTGTAGACGCTCTGGCGCTACATAAATAAATTGAAGCTCACCTTCAGCCCAGCGTTTAATAGCTGCCTGATTCTCCGCTTCAGTTTGCATAGAAGAAATAGCCTGCGCTTTAATTCCTTTAGCCGTAAGGCCCTGGACCTGATCGCGCATAAGCGCGACCAGGGGCGAGAAAACAATGGCTCGCCAACCAAGGCATAACGTCGGAATTACAAAGCAAGCGGTTTTACCCGTGGAGGTCGGAAGAATACAAAGAGTATCTCTCTGAGCCATAATATTTACAATCACCGGTTCCTGCCCTGCACGTAATTGGGAGAACCCCATCACGCTCAAAGCATTAGGTAATTGCGCATACCCGCTCTTCAAAACATCCATGTTAATCTTGGACTCTCTCAATTGCTTTATAGTCTCTGACATATATATTTTAAAGTACTCAAACACTGATCTATCTTAGATGCGCCAGGGGGCACATAATCTAACCATCTAGCTATGGTTTTATAATTAAAGTTCTGCCTGCGGTCAAGTGTCAAAATGGTTGGCTTATGAAAAGCCTCGCATATATCTACTGTTACCCGGGACAGGCGTTGAACATATTCATCTACACTAGATATGGTGGTACCGTGCTTTAGCAAATACCATTTATAAATAGGTAGTAAAACATTATTAGGATGTACGGTGAATATCCTGCGTCTCTCCATTCCTTCGGAATGAATAAGAGAAGCAATGATGTTAGAAACACCGCCATGTTTTATAATATCATATGAAGGAATGTGAATTGTTTCATCGCAATTACCAACGCATGTATTAACTATAGGACTGGGCGCATTACAGTTAACGCAATAAATATTATAAACGTCATCCCAGATTTGTTCTGGGAAAAATGGGAAGGAAACTCCATCATCAGTTTCTTTGAGGAAAGCGATGATGGAGTAGTTTTGATTAAACATCAGGAAGGATTTTCAGGTGCTCGCATGAAAGATCTAAATGGCTCTTTTCTGATTAATAGAACATGAGGGTAGTCAGGGTGATACTGAATTCTTTGTTCTCTAAATTTAACACTGTGGTGTAAGCCTTTAGGATAGAAAATAAATGTTAACAATTTACGACCAAATTTAGGATCTCGCATACACAAATTCATGGCATCGAAATTACCTATAGGTCTAGGAATATTGAATTCTTTATCTATTGGTACAACAAATTGTTTGTACACTTCAATCGCGGAGTAATATTCACAAAGGGGAATATGGCTACCTACCATTTCATAATGCTCCTCTTTGAAATTATCCAAAGAGCCTGCATTTTTCAGAAGCGGTTTAGCCAGATGTATTTTATTTGGATCGGTCTTAAAATGTAATAACTCGATCCACCCATTGATGCACTCCGTATTTGAAGACATGTTGTCCACTATAGAGAAGTTAAGGGATAAAGCAAGGCTGTCACGCCATGTCGATGATTAATACACATCGAAGGTACTTTTAATTTGTCTATGATTCTTTCTGCTTCCGAGGCTGCAGTATCTGTATTAACAGCCTGACAAATGAACAGGCCATCTTTACCAGATACAAGCGCGTCAGTAAGTAACATTGGCGAATCAGTAGATTCAACCAGCTGCCACAAATGACTTTTATTTTTTGGAAACATGAATTCGCCAAATACTGGGAACGTCTCGTAGACGCACAACAAGTCACGAAATCTTAAGGGCGGATTTGAAAACATCGCATCCAGCATAGAAAAAAGATCCGGCAGAGTTTCATAGTCTGACGGATCTATTTTGAAATGTTTAGCGATGTGAGAAATCAACCTATGATCATTCGTCTTGGGTTGGGAGGTCCTCACTAGAACTTTCTTGATTGTTATCAATATCTTCAATTACAGACATCAGATGCGCATCTTCTTCTGGAATCGGTTCTAGCTCAGCATTTACAGCAAAACCATTACCTTGCTCCATCTTCTGCCGCAAAGCTTCAAGAGCTTCTTGATCGATCTGAGTACCTAATTCAACTTCAGATTCAACAGAGTCATCATGCTCAGCATGATAATTCTTTTCAATCATAGATTTAATATTGTCTACAACATCAACATAACCATTGATGCCAAGCTGCTTACCAAGATTAAATTTAACTTCCTGGTTAGCATTAAATGCTTCACAGAATTCATCTGCAGATACTTCTGTAACTCCCAGTACAGGACTGGAGAATTTGGAACCTTTCACGGATGTACTCATCCATTTCTGTTCCGCACACATAGTGGCAAAACCAATATTAAAATTGATAGCCGGGTCCATGTGGGTCAGGGTATCGTTGTAGAAACCTGTGCGTAGTTCATAATAGAATTTAATGTTGTCATGCCCGAGAGAATTCTTGGCTACACGACAACTAATAAGGTTCCCGGTAATGTCACCTGAACCATTCTTTGCCAAACCACGACGAGACAGGATGAGTGTCAACGCTGTGTTCTGGTGTAAGGCCTTACCGCCAATACGAGTCTTATTGTATAAAGCACTAGCTTCCGGCGTCATGAACGACGGACCACTACCACCCATATCAATCTTATCGTTTTGATGGTGTACAATAATCAGTACGACATTGTACTGTTTAAGGAATGCAGGAAGAAGACGGCACCACTTATGTGCCCACTTGGCATGCCCAAGATTAGAACCTTCATTAATTTCTTTGAATTTCTTCTTCTTAGCATCAGACATGTTATCGCCATAATTATAAAATCCTGCGGCCTCGTCAGGATTTAATAGTTTTGACCAGGGGTCAACAGCGATAACAATTGGTACGTGCATAGGTACGCGTGGCGTATCCTTTGTGCCCTTTGTACCTCGGGCGATATACACGAAATCTTTCATAGCCTGCCACATGTGGTCCAGCGAATTCACCGGTTCCACGCGCAAGCGATTAAGCATTTTGTAAGCTCGAGAAATGCTAGGATGTAAAGCACGCATTACTCGAGGAGGCGGAATCTGCTTTGACTCGCACTCTAGATACAGAGCTGGACAACCAACGTCCATAGCACTGCCAAGCATATCCATTACCAACGTGGATTTACCAATACCCTCCGCGCCGATAATGTCTATAATTTTTTGTGACGGTATACCGTACTGACCAACAGCGTACTGCAGCAAGAAATGTCTAAAGGGAAAAGCAAAGCCTTCCTGTATCTCAGACATTTTCTTGAAGCTTACACTCTGATTCTTTCTAGAAGACACTGCTCCGTCTAAGGCGATTTTAAATTTGTCGCCATAGTCTTCTTCACTATCTAGAAAGTGAAAACCATAGTCAATATTTGCTCCCGGTAACTGGACCGGTGGCGCTTCGATAACGTCGTTATCTACTAAAGATTCGACAGCAGTATGTTCTGCTGTAATTTTTTTGGCGGAGCCCGGTGGGCGACCTCTGCGCTTTTTCGTAAGTTCTGAAGACATAAATAATTACAACTAAAGGTTAAGCGCGCTGCACGTTTCCATGCAGCGCGCTAATTTTTCAATTAAGCTTTCTCAACGCGATTCACATACTGTACAAACTTCATGAGATCTGAAGTAGGAAGTGTGCCCGCATCAAAGAGAACTTTAAGCGCTGCATACTCTGCTCGCTCCTCGTCTGTTAAGACGGAAGCAGCTGGAGCTGCAGTTTTCACAGCCGCAACTGGAGGAGGCGTGCTTACCATTGCAGGTAAAGCAGGAGCCGCCACTGGTTGAGGTAGGGAAGGGGGAGCCTCCATAACTGGAGGCGGGGCTGGAGGTTTAGGCTTAGCAGCCTGAACTGTAAAGCCAGCTTCGGCGGGAGTCTGCCAAGCGCTATTAGCACCTGTAGAGCAAAGCATGAATACGTGCCCTGGGCTCTTATTGATAATACTTTGCACCTCGGCGCGGGTATAAGTTTCATCATCAATATTGCCATTCATGGATACCCAGAACTTTTCTTCAGGCAAAGCTGGAGGAGGTGGAGGAGTACGCATAGCGGCAGGCATTTCCCAAGGCGGAGCCTCAGCGGTGGGTACTGGGGGCAGCGCAGGTTTAATCGCAGGAGCTGCCGGTTTCTGAGCAAATGGATTTGCTACCGGGGGACGGTAGGAATCCATGTCATCTTCTTCTGAAGTGCTACCTGGGAATACCGTACCCTTACTCGGACGAGCAGGAACGTGAGCATAGTTACTGCAGACTTCCTCAATCAGATGATACGGAATAGCACCATCCTCAACAAGGAATTCAACAATCTCCTGTGCGCCCATAATCTTGAAGGCAGAATTATCACCGTAAAGATGATAACGACCTGCCAGTGCTTCTGGAGGAACAGGATACTGACGCACACCCTTCAGCGACTTGTGAGATCCAGTTGTAAACACAAAGCCATTGAAAGGCTGAGGATTAGACGGAATAGACGTAGTCTCAATCATCACACCGTTTTGCGGATCAGTAATGTCACCATAAAGATAATGAGGCCAGTTAGGATCGATTGTCTGTTCATGCGCAGGACGCCACTCAGACAACTTACCAGCTAGATCCTCAAATGCTTTCTGAGACACATCGATCAAATAATTTCTAACATTACGGTCTGTACCCGCAGTACCATAGAAATTAAATACATAACGACGCTGAGGATAAGGGATGACAATCTTGGCATCTTTCTTATTCTCAGGACGCTCAATCAGAGCCCGGATAGCAGGGTCATCGTGCTTCTTGGCAAAGTTACGAATGTCCTGAACAGGATCAATTAGCTCAGGCCCTTTAGACACACTGTGCGTGAATCTAAGAGTTGATGGACTGAGGAAAGAAACCTGCTTGTTACCAAACCAGGAATAAGCAGCAACCACAGCAAAGAAAGCGCTGAGAACTGGCTGATTAGTTTCTGGATCGATGTTGTCTGCATTACGATACGGCATCCAGGAGGTCTGGAAATCCGAGTCAGCCTGCGACAGAGCATAATTAAATGCTGGCAGAATTCTACCCGAGAACATTTTCTTCTGCGTCGGCGTGCTACCATAAACACCTGGTTTATAATAGCCGCCCCAATAACTATTTTCTTTTTCAGCTTTAAGTTGTTTTTGAATTTGTGAATAATCAGTAGGAATGAATGACATGTCAGTTGGTTTTGTAAGTTTT